TAAAAACTATGCATTAATGGACGGTGTAACAATTGAAAATCGTTATAACGCTGATCCAATTTATGTTCAGAAGTTATTTAATGGTGGTGTTCAGTTCGTTAAAACTAAGTTAATGTTAGATTGGGAAAATCGCGTAGCGACTCAATCAACTAACACTGCTAACGTAGGTTCATCTACTGCGATTGGTTCAGCTTGGACAGATTACACTAACTCCGATCCATTAGGTGATTGCCAAACTGCTATTGATAATATATCAGATGCACAAGGTATCAAACCTAATCAAGTTACAATGTCTGAAGAAGCATGGCGCAATTTCCGCCGCAATACTTCAGTACGTAATTTAATTTTCGGTGTTGATAATGGCGGTGGTTATCCTAATGCAGCTCAAGTAGCAAATTTACTTGAAGTTGATAAAGTATTAGTTGGCGGTGCTTATAAAAACACCGGTGCAGAAGGTTTAGCAGAATCACTATCTCAAATTTGGGGTGATCATGTTTTATTCTCTTATACAGCAGCAGCACCTTCAATTGTTGTACCTTCTTTCATGTATTCGTTCCGTTGGGAAACTGGCGGCATACCTAACATGCAAGTAGAACGACATGCATTTGATACTAAACGAAAAGTTGAAGATTTTGAATTGGGTTACTACCAAGACGAAAAAATTGCTTATCAAGGCGTGTCATTCTTATTAACTAACGTAACTAGCTCTACATAATCTTAAAGGAGATTTAAAATGGCACTAGCACCACACGCAGAAGATAAGAAAGCGCAAGAAATGAAGAAGGCAGGCAAGTTTAATGTCGGCATTCCTAAATCCGCTTCTATCAAACGTGCTGAAAAAGCACTAGAAAATAAGAAGTAAAGTAATGGGTGACTATATCAATAGTGGTGTAGTCACCTTTTTTAAAATGCCACTGGCTAACGGAGATATAAAATGTATATAGTAATGCACTGCGGCGGTATGAGTTTTAATGGCGATACAATTAAAACTGAATCATTAGGTGGTAGTGAGTCTGCCGCTTATTATATGGCGAAAGAATTAGTATCTAAAGGACATCATGTAAGATTATTTACCAGTTCAAAAGAAGATGGTAAATTTGATGGTGTTCAATATAATTATACTGGTGAAGCTTCAGAACAATACCCATTAGGCGAGTTATTCCATCACTATGCAGAAAATGTACCGAGTGACGTTGTTATTATTCAACGACATCCACAAGCATTTTTAAGAAAGTATAATAGTAAAATTAATTTATGGTGGGTACATGATTTAGCACTTTATAGAAGTAAAGAAAGTGTATCTGCACAATTTATGAATATAGATGGTGTATTAACTGTTTCAGAATATCATAAAGAACAAGTATGTGAAGTGTACGGTATTAATCCTGATATTGTTTATCCAATTACTAACGGCATTGACTTAAGCTTGTTTGAAGGTGATATGAGCCTTAAGGATTCCAAGATTCATGATGCTGCAATAGAACGTGGAATAAAATCTCACTTAGGAGATGAAGTTAAACTCCTTTATTCATCACGTCCAGAACGCGGTTTAGAAAACTTAGTTAAAGAAGACGGTATTATGGAACGTCTTTTACATATTGATACAAAGTATCATTTATACGTGTGCATGTATGCTAATTTTCCACAACATATGGAAGCATACTATAATTACTTATTTAGTCGTATAGAAATGCTACCTAATTGCACAGCTTTAGGTTCACTCACTAAACAAGAATTAGCAGATGTTATGCGTCAATGTGATGCAATGGTATATCCTACAAACTTTGAAGAAGTATCATGTATAACCGCTATGGAATGCATGGCAGCAGGCTTACCTTTTATTAGTTCTAATCATGCTGCATTGCCTGAAACGTGTGAAGGTTCAGGTTCAATATTAATTCCATTGCTAGAAGATGGTGAACCTGATTTAGATAATTTTGTCAGCAATATACTGAATAGATTTTCATTTAGCAGAACAGATTATGATGAAAATGGTTGGTATGGAGATTTAGAATATAAGCAATTAGCGTCTGCTAAAAAGTATTCATGGTCAATAAGTTGTGACGGATTATTAAATCATGTAAGAAGTATTTTTAATAAGTGTCAAACTAATAAAGGATCTATTGCAGAACACTTTATGGCGCACAGTGATTTATATGCATTAAATCATTACTTTGATAATTATATTACTGAAGAAGATATTAAAGGTAGTACGATACTACAAGCTAAGTTAAATGAAATAAAAACTTGTTATAGCTTTATGGCTGAAGCTTCTTGGGATAAACATTACCAAGATTATTATGATTACGAAAAATCAAAAGGTGTACAATATGGATACAATGGGCATGATAAAGAAAACGGTCGTGAAGATGTTTCAGGCAATCCTCGCTTTGAGTCTGTATCTAATTTTGTTAGTACCCTTGATGATAACGCGACTGTTCTCGATTATGGGTGCGCTCACGGTCACTATACAATTAATTTGGCGAAGCGATTCCCTAACCTCAACTTTATCGGCATTGACATTGCCGCTTCTAACGTTGAAACAGCCAAAATTTGGGCAAGTGAAGAAGGACTTGCAAACGTCAATTTCTACAATGCGAGAGTCAACCCAAAAACAGAATATATTGAAGAAGAAGGTACAGGAACAGCAATCAAACTCAATACATTAAATAGAGTTGATTTAATTATTGCAGCAGAAGTAATAGAGCACTTAGAAGATTATACAGGCACAGTAGATTCATTATGTACTTATTTAAAAGACTCTGGAAAATTTGTTGCTACTACTCCATACGGTACATGGGAAGCTTCAGGCTATAAAAAAGAATGGCCTTGGCGAGCGCATGTACATCATTTTGAACGTCAAGATTTAGCTGAAGCGTTTGGGCACCACCCATCATACAACGTTAAAGTTGCGCCTTGTGGCAATGATTTAGGTTCCTATATCTGGTCGTTTGATAAACCTATTAATGATAGTCGTAATATTAATTATGATAGAAAGATTATAGAAACTAAACCTGCTAGACAGACTGTTAGCTTGTGTATGATTGTTCACGATGCTGAAAATACAATTCGTAAATGTTTAGAAAAAGCTTTACCTAATGTTGATGAAGTTATTATAGGATATGATAAAACATCTAATGAAGATACGCGCAAAGCTATTAATGGTTATATTAATAAGTATTGGCCTGAAAAACCTCTAACTATATTTTATATTGATTCACCATTAAAAACAGGTTTTTCAGAAGCGCGTAACATAGTAATAGAAAAAGCTTCTTGTGATTGGGTTATGTGGTTAGATTCAGATGAAGAAATAACTGTAAAACAAAACTTTAAATTAAATTTAAGAAACAATCAATTTAATGGTTATGCTATACCTCAACACCATTTTGCAGTTGAACCATTAGGCGTAATGCGTACTGACTACCCTTGCAAGATGTTTAGAAGCAGTATAGGAATTGAATTTAATGGCTTTGTTCACGAACATCCAGAATCAGAAATTAATAAAGGTATTGAATACACAGCCGTTATAGGCAGTGCTGAAGTTATTCATCCTGCATATGAAAATGAAGAAGTTAGAATGCAGCGCTTTAATCGTAATATTAATCTACTCGTTAAAGATCGCGAAGAAAATCCTAATAGAATCTTAGGGCGTTATTTATGGATACGTGATTTAGCACAAATGAATCAGCAGCAATATCTATCTAATGGTAATCAAATTAGTAATGATATGCTAATACGTTGTAATGAAGGCATCCAAGAATTCGTTAATATGTTAGATGATAAAGATACGCCTTTAAGATTGTTAGTAGATACAATACCTTTTTATAGTACGTTAGTAGAACTAACAGGTAATGGTTTTCAATTCTATGTAAAGACTGATTCAAGTAAAATGAATGGTGGTGTTCATCCAGAACATGCGGCTGATATAGTCGGACACTTCCTTAATAAAGCGCACGTTGAAAAACTAATGAAATTAATCGTTGATGAAAGGACAAAAAATTATGAAAGCAGATACTTCTAAAGCTCGTAGTATTGTTAATGGGTTTTTCAACAAGAAAAACGAATCTATTAATATACAAGGAAATTGGAACTTTGAAATAACACGCGCTAATGGTGATATTGAAAGTTTCGATGTTAAAAATACTCTAACCAGTGCAGGTTTAAACGAACTTGCGCGGTTAGGTGTTTCTAATGGTGTTGGTAGTGCGTTCTTATACCTTGCTATTGGCACACAAACGACAGCAGGTTCATTAGGTTCTGTATTAGGTGGTTTAGGTGAAGTATCGCGTAAGCTAGCCGCTACAGCAGCAAGTTCAGCAGAATATATGGTGCTTGTCATGACTTGGGCAGGTGCAGCAGATTCTTTAACGTCAGTAGATTTAAGAACAGCTTCTGCTATTAACCATGCTAGTTCAGGTTCAGGTATTCCTTTGAATTTTGTAAACTCAGTAGCAACCATTTTAGCGGCATCTGATTTCTTAAAGGTTCAAATGGATGTACGTGTAGGTTCACACGCTCTATAATATGTTCAATGAAAAGGAGACTTTGATTTATGAAAAGTTTTTTAAACCTAAAACAACGCGCAATAAAAGCCAGCATTTTTATTTTCGCGCTAATGTTTGCAGGGGTAATCCAGTCGGCACCAATAAGCTTGGAAGTGGGGAAGTACAGGATTGGGATTATATCGAGTCCATTCTCAGGCGCGGCATTATGGCGGAACGCTCAAAACGAATGGGAATGCCGCTTTGCAAATTCAAGCGAAATGCTTTCAATTCTCGCAGCCGTAGACACCAAAAACGACTCGGAAGCTATCGCGTATGCCGAAAACTTAAAGCAAACAAGAAATTTAACGCCAGAAGAAGTTACATATTGCAAAGAGTTAATTGCGATTAGTGAAGCGCCAAAAGTATGGGCGGTGGCTAAAAACTTAGATAGGCCAGATAGACCAGTTTACCACTACTCAATAACTAACGGACTCTTTGCGAAAGGCAGACCGGCAAAACATAGAGAGCCGATTGGGAAAACTTGCGGTAAGTATCTAGCAGCTAGCACACGCGACAGAACGTGGCGCAAAATGTATTTTAACAGTCAACCTTATGCGGTGGTATGTGAATAATGGGATTTGATAGAACAAACACGGCTAATTTATTAGCTCTAAAAACAGAGGAAGCTACTGACCCGATTGCTATGGGGTATGCTGCTGTTAGAGGCCAGACTAAAGGGACGTTGAACTTCTTTAATAGGGGCGGGAAAAACGTAGGTAATGAAACTACTCCAAGAAAATTAACAACGCGTAGGTTTTTAAACACACTTGTAGTTAATGATTTAAATGCTGCTGGTGTTTCTAATGGTGAAAAACGATTCCTTGAAAGTTTTTTAAACCGTGATTTAGATGAAGTAATAGAACCTTGGAGAGCAAAGATTATAGCTTCTTTTGCCACAGGTTCAGCAACAGAAGCAGCAATTGCTACAGATGTTAGAAAACAAAGTCGTGCCGAGGTTCTATTTGGGCTTGGTACTGAGATAACTAGAGAAGACTGGATAACAGCGAGGGATTCATAAATGGCTGAAACAAAAATAACATACGGAACACCAACAGATTTAGCCATAACATCGGCAGACGGAAACGGTGACGGGGTTTGGTGCTCATCGGCATTATTCAATAACTCTGTATCTTTATTTATGGACGTACTTGTGGGTGGCTCATTACAAGTGGGCACAATCGCGGCAGGGGGTGGCACAATAGATATTTATGTCGCGGGTTCATGGGATGGTACAGAATTCACAGGCGGCTGCGATGCAGGGGATGCTGATATAACATGGGGTACAACAGGGAGTACCTATGTTGGCGGTGAATTCGATTTAATTTTATTGAAATCACTTACAGTTGATGCAACTGACGATGATAATGATATTGTTTTTGGCGCGTTTAGTATCGCTCAAGCATTCGGTGGCGTTATGCCTCTGGAATTCGCTATTATAGTTGAAAACAATACTGGCGCGGCGCTTCATGCAACAGGCGCAAACAATCACATTGATACTACTGGCATAACATACACAACCGCATAATGAGCTTTATTAAGCAAAAAATACGCTGGACAAAAAAGCCTGATAGTGATGTTAGGATAGATTCATCACATCCATTCGCTGAAAATATTAAATTTGCGATGTGGACTGGTGATGGTGGCAACTTGCAGCACTTTGATGCAGCAACGGGTAAGCTATACCCAAGAAGCAGCGCGACATATTCAAGCCGTAAAGTGGATATGCACGGAAGGTTTACTGATTTTGCAGGCACAGGGACATCAACTTTTGACGCTATCCAGTTAGGTGATCCGCCTGAGTTACAAATAAGTGAAGAAATAACCATATTAGCGGGCGTTATGCCTACAGCATTGCAGCCTTCCAATTGGGGGCGGATTGTTGCAAAAGATGATATATGGGGTTTAATTGTTCAAGATTACCCAAATGATGGACAGTTATCATTTAGAGTCAACGGAACAGGGTTAAATGGTTCAGCACAGCTCGTCAATGATGTTTACTATGATTTAGCTGTAACCTATAAAAGTGGTGATAAAAACATCTATATCGACGGTGTTTTAGATGCGAACACAACTGGGCAAACTGGATCGATAACCACTGCCGGCGATGTCTCTATAGGTGAACGACCAGCGCAAACGAATAGACACTTTATCGGGGGCATATATTATGTAGTTGTTGTTGACAAAGCTTTATCTCAAAAAGAAATACAAGAGTTTAGGAGTAACCCCACTAAAATACTAGCGCCACAGGTACGGTATATACCGTTTGAAGTTTCGGCGGCAGGTGGAGTAATAAATAGTATAACTTTATCTGATAATTTAGATGTAACTGATCCAGAACTAAAAGCTTATCGTGAACTTTTTGCTTTATTATCTAGTAATATAGAACTTGTCGATGTTGTTATTATATCTCTACAACAAACAGCAGGACAGAATACAAGATTATTAAATGATGAATTAGTTATAGTTGATAACTTAATTAAATTTGCAACGTTATTTAAATTAGTTAATGAAAATGTAGAGTTATCAGATTCATTAAGTAAGACATTAGAAACATTTAAGCTATTATCAGAAGGCATAGATTTAAGTGATTCATTAATATCAGAACTTACTGGTTTAATTGTTAGAAACTTAACAGATGATATAGAGATATCAGAAGAAGTAAACCACTATTCACAATTATTTAAATTATTTAATGATGGTCTGGATATAACAGATTCTTTATTAACTTTAACAGGAACAGTAGTAGTTAGACTATTACAAGATGGTTTAGATATAACTGATGCTATATCTATAACTATTATAAGAAATAAATTAGTAAGTTTATTAGATAACGTAACTATATCAGATGATTTAATTAAATCATTAGAATCATTAAAAGTCTTAAGTGATAATTTAGATGTTAGTGATGCTTTAATTAAATCATTAGTACAAGCATTAAAAGAAAGATTGTTATCAGATAATATAAGTGTATCAGATAGCATTTCAATAGCTTTGCAAACTGCATTAATTGCGGCTAGTTTAATTAAATCTGATTTAGAATTGAAAGCTATAATAACTTCTATATTAATGAAAGATATTAATACAGATTTGGAGAATTAGAATGGCAAACTATAAAAACGTAATTGCAGGCGATACTATAAAGTTTAAATTTGTTAGTAGTGGCGATACTTTTAACCCTATCTTTATAGATATTCGAGACGGTTCAGAAACATTAGTTCATTCTGCTACTATGTCCAGTTCAGGTAATGGGCATTACTTCTATAACTATACTACAATTAACAGTGATGGGTTTTACTCTGGCAAAATGATTGGGTATATAAACAGCCTAGCCTATGTTCGGCCTGAATGGTATCGTATAACACCTATGGAGGTGGATTAAATGAGTAAATACGCGAATTGGGCAGATGTTACTGCACGTTATACTCAAATATCAGAGTTAGGTGGTGCTAAATCAGTTGATAGTAGTTATATAATTTATGCAGAAGCTCAAATTGAAGGCGCGTTAAGTGCTTCATATACAGTGCCATTTAGCTCTAATAATTTAACGGTTAAAGATTTAGTTATTGACTTAACATATGGCAAAGCAATTGCTTTTAGAGACTTAAAAAAATCTAAAGCTATAATGGATAGTATAGAACATCGAATTAAAATGCTTCGTTCTGGTACTATGAGCATGGTAACAAATAGCGGTGATGTATTAAGTAGTTCAGGGCAAGGTTCTATATGGTCAAGTACAGAAGATTATTCACCTTCATTTGATATGAATGATGCAGAAAATCAATGTATTGATTTAGATATGCAGCAAGACCAATATGATGATAGAAAGTAATGACTAAAAATACATCTATAAAAGTTAAACCACCTTTAAAAGTTGTACGTAAGAAACTTTTAGACGCGCGTAAAAGAGTTTCTAAATTAGCGTCACCACATAAAGACATTTCTTTAATGCTTGATAGATGGGTACAACGTAATTTTAAAGAAGAAGGTAAAAAAGCAGGTGGTTGGAAGCCTTTAGCTTTAGGCGGTCGATATAAAAAAGGTTCTTTCGATTCTTCAGCTAAAATACTACAAGATACAGGACGATTAAGATTAAGCTTTACGCCTTTTAGTAATAAGAAAACAGCAGGCATAGGTTCAGAGTTAGATTACGCAGAACAGCATGAAAAAGGAATAGGCGTACCTGCTAGACGTATGTTACCGATTAGCAAAGAAGTTAGAAAAGATATTTTTAAAATGTATTCTAAATGGCAAGATAAACAAATTAAGGCTTTAAGAAAATGATTAATGTAAGTGATATAACTAAAGCTTTGAAAACACAGTTAGAAAATGATTCTAATTTAATTTCTAACGGCATTACGAATATACATAGAAGTTCCTATGTAAACTACTCGCCTGATTTATGTCCTTGGATTGGTATTTATAAAGATGTATCGACTACAGAACCGTCTTCATTAGGTAGACATAGTTCAAGTTGGAATTCTACAATATCATTTAATATTGTTATACAAGCTTCAGACATGGGAAGTGGTTCAGCATGTGAAGACAAGTTAGATAGTTATATTAAACTTATTAAAGATGCACTATGGGCAGATTCAACTATAAATAATACCGTAGATATGATTAATTCATTTAGTATAGAATATAGTTATGAAATGACTGAAGAAGATTCAATACATTTTCAATGGGCTATTTTAAAATTAACAGTGGAGGCACGAACAGGATGAAATTAAAAAGAGTTAAATGGTTAGGTGAAAATGGGCGTGTTATTCCTAACTATGGAGTTACAGAAAAAGGCGCAGAAAAAGAACTACCATTAGATATGGCAGATAATTTTATTAAACAAAATTTGGCTGAAGATGTAAAAACTAAAGCCGTTAAAGAGAAGGGAGATAAATAATGGCTTATGGTCAATCAAGTAATATAGGTATTAGTTTTCAAAATTCTTATGGAACATTACTAACTAATTCAGTTTATTGGATGCCGCATTTAAGTGATAGCGTAGGTAAAAACATTGAGCAATTAATGTCTGAATCAATGCGCGGTATCTATGATGAAGGTGAAACTTATGAAGGCAAGAACACGTCTGACGGTGATTTAGAATTTGAAGTTCAACCTATTCCAGTAGGCGTAATTTTAAAAGCAATGTTTGGTGAACCTACCAGTGTTAATTCTGGTGCTATTTACAGCCATACATTTAAACCGCGCAATTCTGATTTTGATGAATTATCAGCAGCAGATCCTATTACGTATCATCAATATTTAGATACTGGATCAGCGCAGCTTCATTATGACTTAAACGCTAACACTTTAGAAATGTCAGTAGCACAAGGTGAACTACTTAAAATGACTTGTGGCTTTGTTGGCGGTAACTTTCAACAAGTAGCAGGCATATCTCCAAGCTATCCAAATGAAAAACACTTTACATGGGATGCTACAAGTCTAAGCATAGGCGGTTCAGGTAAAAATGAAATACTTGATATTTCTATTTCAGTCGATGAAACGTTAGAAGCTATGTTTACTTTAGATGGTACTAAAACACCTAGCCGCGTTAAGCGTACAGGCTTAAGAACTATTGAAGTATCTGGTACATTAAAATTTGATAATCAAAATGAATATCAAGAATTTCTTACGCAATCAGAACGTGAATTAATTGCAACGTTTACAGGTGCCACTGAAATTCAATCAGGTTACTACGATACTATTGAAGTTAAAATGCCTAAACTTCGTTATGGCGAACTAAAACCGTCAGCAGGCGGTGCAGGTCAAATAGAAGCAAGTTTTACAGGTAAAGCTAAATACAGTGTATCTAGTGCTACTGCAATGCAAATACTTTTAGTCAATACACAAGCAGCATATTAATCTTAAAGGAGATTTAAAAAATGTCTGGATTTCAAAGGAATTTTAAATACATAACCACCTTCGATGGTGACAATGTAGAATTTACCTTAACAGGTCTATCACGTAAAGATGTAATCTTACTTACTCCACTTTTTGAAAAAGTAAGTAAAAATATTACAGATGAAGAAGCTAACAACATTGCTAATACATTTATGGATGTAGCTAAACCACATGTAGTAAGTATGGTAGGTTTAAAAGATGGAGAAGGAAATGCTATTGATGTAGATACTATGTTATCTGAACAATATTTTTTTAGTTTATCTGGTGAAGTCGTAAATCATTTAATGGAGAAAAGTAACCCAGTAATTAAAAAGGAAGATGAAAAAAAGTTACCCGAGTCCTTACCCATTACTTCGATTCAGGCACAGGGCGAATAATAGATAATTATGTTATTAGCGGCTTACTTTTATCAGATTGGATTAGTATTTTTTCATCTTGCCATAACGTATCAGATAGCAATAGATTAATGTTTATTGCTTGGCCTGATGGTAAAAGTTATTTTGAGCAAGATAATATCTTGTTTAGTATGTTTTCTATTATACGCGGTGCTTATATAGACCACGTAAACAGAGAAGCTAAAAAAGCAGCTCGTAAATTAAAAGGTAGTAATTAATGTCTAGTAATGTAATAGAATTTGTACTAAGTGCTAAAGATAAGATGTCAAAGCCTATGGGCTTAGCCGCTAAATCTTTTAGAGGTGTCACTAGTTCTATCTTTTCATTAAAAGGCGCTTTAGGTGGTTTAGCATTAGGTGCAGTTGCTAAATCATTTATTGATGCTGCTAATACAACTGAACAGCTTAATATTCGTTTAGGCGTATTGCTTGGCAGTGTAGAAGAAGGTAATCGTTTATTTAGTGAAATGACTCAGTTTGCTTCTGAAGTGCCTTTTGAGTTTGAAGAAATAATGGAGTCTTCAACAGCATTAGCAGGCGTAATGAAAGGCGGTGTTGATGAAATAAAAGAATGGATGCCTTTAATTGGTGATTTAGCTGCAACCACAGGGCTAGGTATCCAAGAAACGACTGAACAAGTTCAACGAATGCTTTCAGCAGGTGCGGCCAGTGCAGATAAGTTTAGAGAGCGCGGTGTAACTGCAATGTTAGGCTTTCAATCTGGTGTAAGTTACTCAGCAGAAGAAACTAAACAGCGTTTAATGGATGCTTGGAAAGATCCACTATCTAAATTTAAAGGTGCGACTAAACAACTAGCAACATCATGGACAGGTATTATGTCTATGATTGGTGATAAATGGTTTGCTATAAAAACCACTATTATGGATTCTGGTTTAATGGATTTCTTAAAAGCTATCGGTACAACGATTGACAAGTACATGGGTAATACATTAGCTAACGTAAAAGTAGGTGCTAAAGATTTAACAGGCAGCATTATTGCTTTTGCTGATTCAGTTGCTAGTTTTATGTCTATCTTATCAACGATAGCCAGAGGCGTTCAGATTGCATTTAAGTCTGTTTACATTGTTATACAATCTTTAGTTGCTGCATCTTATGCCGTTTTTAATGCCGTTGGTCAATCCTATGTTGATTTTAGAAAGTTATTAGATGAAGATTTTAAAGAACCTACATTTTTAAGAGTGATAAAATTAGCTTCTATAGATGCTAGAAAACAGGTAGTCGATACTAAGAATGAAATAGTTGAATTGGCTACTTCAGAATGGCCTGCTACTGGTATTGAGAATTTTAAAAATGAAGTTGTTAGCAGCTTTATACAAATTAGAGAGCAATCAAAACTAACAAAAAATGCTAAAGATAAAGCGGCTGAATCTGAAAAAACCTATTGGAAAACTTTAACAACTGAACAACAAAACTATTTAACTAAGAATTCAGAAGACAACATGCTAGAAGTTGAACAACTTCGTGAAAAGTTAGAAGGGAAAATTATAGCGCTTCAAGAGTACAACATGCTTGAAAGTGAAATTGTTAATGCTAAATATGTACAAGATTTATTAAATTTAGAAAACTATTACATGATGTCAGGTATGGCAGATGCACAATACGCGCAGCTAAAAGAAAATTTAGAAGCTAAACATCAAAAGAATTTAGCAGCGACTAGAAAGAATGCATTGCAAGGTTCATTTGATTTTGCAGAAGCGATAAGACAAAAAGATTTAGCAGCAGGTCTAGCAGCAGGTATGCAGATGCTTAGTCAATTAGCTACGCAAAATAAAACAGCTTTTAGAATTCAAAAAGCAATGGCACTTGCTAAAGCCGTTGTAACATTACCAAGTGCAGTTATGCAGTCATTTGATAATGGCGGTGGCTATCCTTGGGGTTTAATACCAGCAGGGTTGATGCTTGCAACTGGTTTAAAAAATATCAGTGATATTAAAAATACACAATACGGTGGTCAAGCGCATAGTGGTTTAACAAATGTGCCGCGTGAGGGAACGTACTTATTAGATAAGGGTGAACGTGTTATACAACCCGATCAAAATAGAGATTTAACATCATTTTTAGGCGGTAGCGGCAGTGAGGGTAGTGGTGGTAGTATCACCATTTCACAACTTAATATAAGTGTTTTAGAAAATGCAACAAGTGGAGATGCTTTGTTAAATATGGATTCGAGAGATTTAGAAGAGGTGATAGCCGCTAAATTTATACCTGCTTTAAATGCTTTATCTAATCGCGGCATAACTCAAGATGCAATTACACAAGCAGAGGATGTATAATGTCTTATCTTCTTTTTATAAGTAGTGGTATAGATGTCTCATTCAATCCGGAGTATGATTTTAGTGATAAGGTAAGGAAAAAAGAATCTAAACATAGAACACCTAGCGGGCGTGAATACGTTTATAAATGGGGTGATTATAGACAATGGAAGTTTTCAGTAATGTATGTAAACAGCAGCTTTACTTCGATTGTTAATAGTTGGTGGTCTTCTAATACTGAATTATTGTTTATGAAAGAAGGTGCTACAGAAGTGTACAGTGTTCGTTTAGGCGGTACAACCTCTCCAATCTCAAAGTTTATAGAGCCTTATGATACATTGTATAAAGGCGAAATAGAGTTAGGCACTTATTAGATGGTACGACAAGTTACATCATGGTTTATAGACCAAGCTGAAAGCCATACCAGCGAGCCTGTTAGAAAGTTTTATATAGGGAATAGTGATTACTCAGATTATGTACACCGTTGGCCTTCTTTTAGCCGTACATGGGATTCAGTTAGACCAACTAATTTAACTGTTAACCTTTCTAATGAAGATAAAACATTTAATTTTTTTATTAGTGATAGAATTAATTTAGTTAATAGTTGTTCTATTCAATTAGGATATACACATATAACAAGTGGTGATGAATTAATAGACTTTTATAACGGTATGATAACTAAAGTCAGTTATGGTAATGGCACAGCTAAAATAAGTATAGAAGATAAATTTAAACCATTATCTGAAAAATTAATAGGCACACAAGATACACCAATAGATTACACAGGCTCCAACCATTTACCAAGTGATTTAGCTTGGTATATATGCACTTCTCATGGTGGGTTAGATGCGACACAAAGCTCTGCTAATACTGATATAGATTATGATAGTTTTCAAACATGGGCAGCTATATTTAGCAGTGATGCTGTATATTTAGAAGGGCGCTTTACAGGGCAGAAATGCACCGATGCTCTTAGAAGGATATCAAGAGTAACGCGATCGTCTATTAATATAAAAGCAAATAAAATAGCATTTCAACGATTTAGTTTAGTTGACTCACTGTCAACTGTAATAACAGAAGATAGTAACTTAGGTATTACGTTAGATTTAGATGATAAAAGTATTATTAATAAACAGCACATGTTATTTAATTATGATACGACTAGTAAGTACCATTCTAATAGTTTAATCCACATTAATACAATGAGTGTAAATAGCTATGGGGCACATGAAGAAGTTGAAAAAGATAATAAAGTTTGGTATGTAGATTCTCCATCTGCTAACAATGCAGCGCAACGAACCGTATTAACTAAAGGCTTACCTTATAATAGTTTAGAAGTTATTACAGCCGCTAACGGTATAGTTAGTGAAATAGGGGATATGATTCAATTAACAGAATCACATTTAGACATTAGTGCAGAAACTTATAGAATAATGAGTTCTAAATATAATTTAGATACTCTCAAATGCTCATTTAAAATAGATGCTTCACAATTAAATAACGCATTCGTATTAAATACAAGCTCATTAAATGGTTCAGATATATTATCTTAAAGGAGATTTAAAATGGCAGAAATAAGAACGTTTTACTGTGATGTTCCAGAGTGTGAAGGACATTATAAAGAAACAAAATTTGGTGAAGGTGCTAAAGATTTTGGTAAGTTTATAGGCATTATTTTAAATGATGTTGATGCGCCTATATTTTGTGAAGGACATCGTGCAATGGTAGCTGATTTTGTTGATTCATTAAAAGGCAATCCTACAGCAATTGATATAAGTAAATAGAGGTAACATTTTATGACTTGGACAGGTCAAAGTTTTAGTGTAGGCCAAGTATTAACAGCAGCACAATTAAATAATATGCAGGCTGATATGACCGCGTTGGCTAATGGTGATGCAGGAGCGCCTGAAATAAAAGAAGCGGCTTTAGCTGCCGCTGTAATTGCTCAACTCGTTACTAATGGAGATTCACATAATCACAGCGGAGGCGATGGTGGCACAATACCTTATTCTGGTCTATCTTTTTCTAATAACATAGCGCAAAGCGATTTAGCGGCTAACTGCACTGGTCAATCTGAAATAAAAGAAGCGACAGACGAACAATCATCATTTTTAGGTTCTACAGTCACGGTAGATTTTACTTTAGCAGGGGGTTACTGGACATTAGGATATCAGTTTAGAAGTTCTGTAGCAGGTTGGGAAGGTAAACAATTGCATAATAGTACAAGTACAAGTTATGCTGGAATGTTAGTTAGAATGACTAATAACACAACTACAAGTACAGGTTATGTTAATTCTTACTATATAAATTCATCGCCTCCTTATAGGCTAGGGTACGGTGACATAGAGCAATTTATATTTCTACTAATAGACAATTCAAGCGGTAAAGTTGTAAGGACTTATATCGCGCCTGAAGCTCCTTGGCACTATAATGGTGATACAGATATAACTCCAAGCGGATATAATAATAAGGGAGAGCCATACAAGATAATGAAGGAAATAGAGTATGAAACTTTCATGCTAGGAATGACTAACAAAGAAAAATTCAACGAGGAAATGTTAAAAGGGAATAAAAATCTTGAAAAATATTTAGATAGAATTTACACAGACGAAAAAATAATTGTGCCAATTGACCAGTCATTTAAAAATAAAGATATGAGTAGTATCCCCCATCCATTTATAGGCGCAGATTTAACAGGAAAAACAATAGTGGTTTTAAATCCACAATCTAAATTAGTTAAGAAGATAGCTAGATTTAAAGATGGTTTATCTAATAGAGAGCAATTCAGTTTTTCTGATGAATTCTTTTATAGTAATGCAATAAGTATTAGAAACAATATTGTTACAGGGAACGGAGGATTTCACCCTTCAGTTAAATGCGTTGATGTGGTGTTAAAATGAGTTGTTCAGTTCCCTTTTTATCTAATTGGTATCACGCAAGAGGCTATAAACCTGCATGTGTAAAACACGATGAAAAGTATGAAGAAGCTAAAAGTTATACTCATAAACTTAAATCTGATTTTGAAATGCTACCTGATATGCTTGAAGAAAATAATTCTTGGTATACTTACTTGATCGCGCCTTTTACTGTTTTTGTTTTAACGTTTCAGCCTTCATCATATTACTTATATTTTAAGAACAAGAAAAATAGAACAGGTAAAGTTTTATCTTATTTCTATTTAGTATTATCTATTTACTCTACTTATCAACTTTGGGAATACTTAAAATGATATTAATTAGCACAGGACATCACGCCTATAAAAAAGGTGCTAACTTTGAAGGGTTCTATGAATTTGATGAAGCTAAGATATGGTCTTCATTAATCGCTTACTATATAGGCAATAATGTAATGGTTGTTCCTAATGGCGTGCTTAAAGAAAAAGTTGATTTTATTAACTCTCAAAAAGATGTATCTATTGCCGTTGAAGTTCATTTTAATAGTGCCCAAAGAAAGATAGGCGAAAAAACAATAGTTGAATCAGATGGTAGTGAAGTAATAGAAAATATATATGAACGTATCGGTAATGGTTGCGAAACGCTACATTATCCAGATAGTGTTAAAGGCATTAAAGCAGCTAAGCTTGTTCAATCTGCTATGGCTAAAGTATTTAAACCAGATAGAGGTATTAAAGAAGGTTACTTCAGAATGGATTCTGCTAATGGTGTAGATTACTTTTTAGCACGTACTAATTGTGTATCACTAATTATAGAACCTGAATTTATACATCATAAAGATTTAATACAAAAAAATCGTGATGATTGCTGTGCAGTAATAGCACAAGCACTAGTAACTTTTTCAAACAACAATAAGGCTTTAAAATGACATCGTGGCACATGGATAAAAAATTAATGGTAGGTATTATAGGTGGCGTTGTTCTAAACGCTTTCGCGGCTATATGGCAAGGACTATATATAATAAAAACACTTGATACTAACCCACCTCTAATTGACAGATTAATAGCATTAGAATATCACGCTTCGTCACATGGAAGAACCAACGAAAAGATATTAGACAAACTAGATGATGTAGTGAAGTTAGTGCATGAATTTGGTGAAGAACAAGCCAGAAGGAGAACAACAGTACATGATGCAGCTAGTCACATGAAAGATAGAGGACTTCATAAATGAACGATAGAATAAAAGCGCAATGGAAAGTAAGAAGGCGTATGGCTATTGTTGCATATGTTTTTGGACTTGTTGTGTTCCCTGCTATGTATATAAAATACCCTAGCCTTAGCCAAATAGCTATGGCTTACTACGGCTTAATAACAGTAGTGTTAGGTGCTTACTACTCATTCGCAACGTATCAAGATATTAAGGCAGATAAAAATGATAGCTAAAGTTATAGGCGGTTTAACTTTATTAGGTATGATTTTTTCATCGTACTTTTTCATAGACTCACGTTATGCTAATAGTGATGAATTAAAACAATATCAACTATTCACACAAGAGCAATTTAAAAAAATTCAATTGAAGGAATTACGCCGTGAAATAAGGCGCATAGAATATTTAGAAGCTAAAAACAGAGCTAGTGAATTAGATAAGCAATATAAAAAAGAATTAATGCGAGATTATGAGGAACTTAAAAAATGAATCCATATATAGTAGGTGCATTAATAGTAACTCATATAGCAGCAGTATCGGTAGGATGGTATAAGCGCGGAGAAAGTGAAGCTGAAGCTGTTACAAAAGCTTATCAATTAGCCGTTAAAGAGTCTGCTAGTGAATGGCAAACTAAACTAGATAGCGCTATTATTAATGCAAAAAAAGAAGCGTTAGTAAAAGCTAAATCAAAAGTAGTAATTAAAAAGGTCATTGAATATGTTAAAACTAAGCCTAGTAATCCTGTTTGCTATGATGATACAAGCTTGCAGTTCGTCAGTGAAGCTATTAGAAGTTCCAGAAACTGAACTACCTGATAAGTATAAAGTAGCATCATTTGAAGCTTTACCTGACTTGCTATCAGGGCTATCTAACAATGTGCTATTACATCATATAGGTGCTATCAATGCCTATAATGAATGTAGCACAATGTATAAAGGGTTATTAGACTTTTATTAAAATCCTACATCATTTCCACAAGTTGTACATTTAAAATGTGGTCTTATTACACTAATAAATAACCATACTGGAAGCCATAAGCCTGCACTAAAAACAGATAATAACAAGTGTAGTAAGTGATTTATAGAATTCCTAATTGTTACTTTTTTACCTTCGCAGTGTTTACAAAATTGTATCTTTTGATCAATGGCCATTTTTACTCTCCTATGTAGTTGGGTTATCTTTTTCAAAATCTTGTCTATCTTTTATAGCACATTTATAATGTCATAATTCATTATCATCTAAATCATGTACATGTAATACTTTTACATTAACTTTCTTTTTACAATATGGGCAGATTACCACCTGCACGATAGACCGCCACTATTACCTTTATCTACGAACACGCACTCTCTACCACTAGGCGTTTTAAATTCATAAATTTCAGCTTGTAAATTATAATCATATTGAGAATGTGCAGATTTTTGAGGATTACAACTTAACAAAAACGCACAAGTAAACATTGCTAATAAACTACTTTTTACTATCATTTTTAAATCTCCTTTCATTATTAAAAACTTGCTTTACTCTTTCAACATGTTTAGTGTACTCATGTAAAGTAAGTTCTTTAGCTTTAAATCTTTTTTCAAAGTGTTTAATTAGTTCTCTATATCGTTTTAAAGTCACTTATTCTTTAGCCTCATACATTCACCTTAATCATTGTTGTTATTCTGTGTCTGCTTGGTTAATTTCAAATCGTTTCTTATTTGAAAAGATAGCTCGTTATACATAAAAACAACTCCAACATGGATAGCTTTAATTCTGCCAAAATCAATGTATTTTAAAAATACTGTTGGCAATATGTAAAAAACTCCATTGCTAGACGCAGTTGATTGCGTGTGCCTTATATATCTAAACTTAATCTTCATGTCTCCTCCTGTTTAATTACGTTACCACTCATACATCACCTTAATCATTGTTACTTTTATCGGTTAAAATGTCACCAGTATCAACGTCAACTGTTCTGTAATTAAAATCATCATCACGAAGTGAAACCCATGCCATCATTTCTGTATACCATTCACTAACAAACACCCATTCACTACCGTTAAAATATTCTAAGTTTATCATACATCACCTCAATCATTGTTGTTTAAACTTAGCTACCTTTAGCTATAAGTTCTTCTACTAATTTAGAATTAAAGTTAGGGTTTTCAGGGTCGGCTATTTCATAAATTGTTAAACGTAACATTAAAGCATTTAACTTATCATCATTCAATTCAGCAGCACGTTCACCCACTAGATATAGTAACTTGCCAAATATGTTTAAAGGAACTTTTAAAATATTACAGTCATTGTTAACTAAAATCTCTTCTAGTAAATTAGCGGTATGTACTTTCCACAGCGCAGGTGGTAGTTCTTTTACTTGGTTATTCATGTCATCACCTTAATCATTGCTGTTTTTTAATTACCATTCTCTAGTTCATCAATTAAAATTAAAACAGCATCCCAAGCGTGGGCATATTACTTGTAAAACTCTGGCTTAGCTTGTTCGTTTAATTCAAGGAACTGTGTAACGCCTAACTTGATTGCATTTATAGTTTCGGTTAGGTCTGTGTTTTCTCTGAAAAGATAGTCTTCTGTATTCACATCATCACCTTAATCATTGTTGTTTACCTTGAAGTTTTGGATTTCCAAAACCTGAATCACATCGCCTAGTAGAAATGTAAGTTCGTCATAACTCCATGAATCTAATGTAACCTGACCATCTATTATTAGGTCTGACACATCAAAGCCCATTTCTTGTAAGGAATTTACATTTGCCTTATGCTCTGGAAAGCTACTCATATCATCACCTTAATCATTGTTAAAAATACGGTTGTTCTTTAATTTCTTTTATTGCATATTCCTTGAGAGTTACTTGTTTAATCTCTCCATCCTCATCAATGATAACGCAACAATTAAAAGTTGTTGCGCTGCACTCGTAGTCTGTTGAATGCTCAAAGCCGTATATGTCGCAACTCATGTATCACCTCAATTATTGTTGTTATAATCGTGTAGTGGGTATCTATCTTCTATACTTTCCCACTGTTTCACGATTGACTCGAAATGCGTATTGGTCGCAGGAATATGAGCCGCTACAACCTTAAACATATCTACCATGACATTACTTAATATCGTCAATCTTATAGTTAAGTTTTTAATTTCTTCGTCTTTAGTCACGTCATCACCTTAATCATTGTTGTTTATTTAATAATCTAATCTGGCTTGCATCCCAAGCTTCTATGTATTCAGGTATCGTTAATGGTTTTTCACAGGGTTCTTGTGGTGCGTATTTATAAGATCCATAACCTATAGATAAATCAGCTATATTTTTAATCCTATACCTCAATTGGCAGTTACCCTGCGCGGGATTTAATGCCCTACATGAACCGCATACTTTCTTTTGTGATTTCTTCATACATCACCTTTAATTGGTGGAGTGGGTAAATCAAATAAAAATTCATCAGTAGTCGTATCCGTTCCACCTTTACTATCTAAATACCGAATATATATACCATCCTCAATTGTCGGATGCTCACCAAGTGTTTTAACTGGTCTTAATCTTCCGCAAGGCCAAGAGGTCAAAAACAACTTATCAACACTAATCCATTCACTCTGCTTTTCTAGTTGCTCGATGAATTTACCTGCCTCTACTAGCATTTTTTCTAAATCAACTACGTCCCCTTCTTCTAAAACTAAACGTATTGAGTGGACTATTGTTTTCGCTTCATCTATTAGTTTGGTCATTCCGATAGCTCCTTGCTTTGTGATACGCAGCCCTTAGTGCGTCACGATTGGGGTTATATGGATTTCTGCCGCTAGTATCCTCCCTCGCGTCAACGTCAATGCAAAGTGTACTCATATCATAATCAATATTATCATCTATGTAGATGTTGCCTTTCGGCTCTCCTCCCATGCCCGCTACCCACATCACATGCTCTGTGTTTTCTTGCTGCCATTTCGCGCATACCATACCAAGCAAAGAACATAGCACCTCCTCGAAACCTTCTGGAACAACTACGCCGCAAGGGAAATTTATTTTTATTTGGTTTAATTCTTCTGTCATTTAACTATCCCCTATCTGGTTGAGTGCTTCAACTAGCGCGTTAAATCTCATTAAATCCCCTTTACACTCTGGAGGGTAGGATTCGCGCACATACCTAGTCGAGCATACTTCAATATCAAGTAACCTCTCATTCTCTCCCTTAACCTTATCGAGTTCGGCAACCAGTTCAGCGTTTTTTGTTTCTAATTCGTTAATAGTATTACACACTGGACAATACCAATTATCTTCATGAGCGCTACGGCCACCCATACATTCAAGCTCTACCTTATGCTTTCTGCACTTTCTCATTTATTTATATCCTATTCCAAATAGCTTTTAAGCTCTTCCACTAACTCTAAATTCTCTTCGAGTCGATCTACTACATGATGGAAACTACTAGAACCACGTAAAGATTCATCTTGGTCTATTTCTTCTTGTAAATCTTCTATTTGTTCTTCAATACTTTTATATTCTTCTGTCATTTAACTATTCTCACTTGTTAGCGTACGCATTAGCAAATATAACTGCGGGTTCTATATCCCAGAATCTACCCTTGCTTGTAATTTCACCTTTAAATGGAACAAAGATAACCGTATAACCGTTTTTAACTCCGCTATATTTAGGGTCTGCTACTTTACAAATTAACAAACACTCCTTAACTCGTTGCTTAACACCTGAATAATTAGTGATGTCAAACGTAGGATTATTTTGCTTCGGTATTTCCCTAAAAGTTTTATCAGCGAAAATAATAACTTCTAATTTATTTTTCATCATCTTTCCCCGCCCAAAAATGCTTGTATCTATTAAGTAATTCAACCTCTTCAACCAGTTCAGCGTTTTTTGTTTCCGCCTCATTTAGTTGGGCTTGGAGTTGCTCTATTTCAGGTATGCGGTATTTATTATCCAATTCAATGACTAGATCCATTAAATCGTCAACATTCCACTTAGTACACTGTATTCTAACTTTTCTACCGATAATAAGTCGCCCTATAGAAAATTCATGTAAATCACTCACTTATTTATCTCCTAATTGATAATTGTTTTCTCACTACAATGCATATTAGTAATATTAGAGTATCCATTTTCTATGCAGTCTTCTACTACTAGGAATTTAATTAAGCTGCCGCCTAATAACATACCTAATACTACTAATAGAAAATAATTAAATATTAGTTTACGTTCTTCAATTATGATAGCTGTCATTTTAAATTCTCCCATGCATTTATTAATTCTTTTCTTTGGGTTTTTATAGCGTTAGAAGCGGAGGCTTTTTTATTTTCATCTATAGGAAAATCGGCAGAAGATTTTCTATAAAATTCGTAGACAGTCACTTGTTCACTAAGTTGTAAAGTGATTGAAAAAGTAAAACATATCGTATCTTCACATATAGGTCTTATCGCATTAATTCTTTCTAAGTCTATTATTGTGCCGTTATCAAAAGTATATAAGTTCATTTTCTTTTTATCCTTTTTTTCATTGCATTTAAAAAACCTTTTTGTGATGAATCCTTATCTTCTTGTTGTGCTATTACGTCTCCATCTACTGAATTTAATATAATAGGTCTATGTACTATTACCTGTTCTTCTTGGCCTTGTCTGTCAAGCCTGCCTATAAATTGATATACATCACCGTACTTGTCTAAGTGACTGTAAAAGCATAAATTATACCCACCTTCTTGCATGTTATTACCATGCGCTAAAACAGAAATTTGACCGATTAAAACCTCATACTTCTTTTTGTTCCAATACTTTATTATTTTCTTAACGTCTTTAGTACCTGAACCTATATGTGGCGCGTTAGGAAACGCTTGTTTTAATACATGATAATCATGCTTATATTCATAACCTATTAATAAAGGCTCACCTTCTAATTCATCAACTAAGTCTTGAACTGCCCATATCTTTTCGTCATGTATTCTAATTATCTTTTTGTTTTCATCATAGATACGACCATTACAAAACTGTTTTAATTTGCCGCGTTTAACGGCTGCATTAACAGCAGTAATAACACCTTCATCTAATTCAGTTATAAATTCTCTTTCAAGTTCATCATATTGTTTACGAATAGCTTTAGGTAGTTCAATGTAAATATCATTATATAAAACAGGCTTTCGCTTACGCTCTCTATCAGGTCGATAAATAATATCACTTATTGCTTCGTGAATTCTTTCTTTACCGTCTTCTTGTAATACATAGTCATAGCCCATATAACCGACTGGATTAAAAAACTTATTTCTATACGCTGTTATATATTGTCCTAATCTTTCACCTTCATCTAATATATAAATTTGTGAAAATAAATCCATATAAGACTGCGTGTTAGGTGTAGCTGATAATAAATATCGCCTACTAAACTTATGAAGTATCTTTTTAAACGTTTTAAAGCGCCCAGTTTTAAAACCTTTTGCTTTGTCTGATTCATCTATTATTAATGTAGTAGCTTTTAAATGTTTTAAATTTTTAAGTAGCCAAGGTAGGCCGTCAAAATTCATAATATAAATATCAGCTTTCTTTTTTAAATTCTTGTCTTTATCTTTCCCATGCAATGATTGATAAGTAAAACCAAAATCCCATTTCTTGTCTTCATTTTGCCATACTTCACCATCTAGTATTTTTAATGTAGTAATAATAATAGCACCGTGAAACATATCTTTAGATTTTAATATTTCTAAAACACTTTGCGTAGTTGCTGTTTTACCATCACCGACATCTAAGAAAGCGCCACTAGCAGGACGTTCTAACATGAACTTGATGCAATCTATTTGCATTTCATCTGCGGGGAAATTGCTCATTTTTTAGATTCTACAAAATACGTTATTACCAAACCCATAGGGAATACAATTGATACAACTGCCATTGTAACAAGCACAGACATAATATTGTGAACCCTAAATAAAAGTCCTCTACCATTTACAGCTTCTTTAATAACGGATAGTAGAACTATGTTCCAAGTTAAAATAGAGCAAATAGCCCAAACATCATACATATTCATCATTCTACTCCTTTTTAATTGCTGATTTTTTGAGATCTTTATAAAATCTTTGAAAATCATCCTCTAGTAATAACGCCACCTGAGTGCCTACATAATAAATGGAATCTAAACCGCTAGATTCAAAGGCAATAATAATAAAAAGATTAATTAATATAAATAATAACTTCATTAATCTATACCTTCAAATTCTTTAAAGTTAGTGAACTGTTCAGTGATGCCTTTGCACCATGCAAGCTCATATTCAAAAATAGTTTTAGCTTGTTCTAAGCTATCGACTAAGTAAACATGAAAGCCGCGCTTTCTTAATTTATCATGCGTATAAGCTTGAAACTTTTCACCTACACGTTTACCAAATCTTTTATTATTACGCTTAAATTCTATGTAAAATCCATAGCCGTTTAATAGTGCAGTATATCTATCAGGCCAAGACCGTTTATTTATTTTAATAGCATTAAAACCTTGTTCTTCTACATAATCAACATAAGCATTTTCAGTTACCGATTCTAGCTTTAAAGTTATTCTAGGTTTAACCGTTGCCATAATTATATTCCTTTAGAGCTTTTTTAATACCTTTACCAAAATCACCTTTAGCTTTTGTAGCGGTAGCTTTTAATTCTTGTATAGTATTTTCTATATCAGATTTTGTAGTGTATTTTAAAATTCGTTTAGTATAGTCGTATCCACCTTTTAAATATTCAGATTTTTTAAACATTTCTAAACACGTACCATTTTTTCCCATGAATCTATCACACCAATTACAGAATTTATGTGGAGTAGGTTTAAACGTTTTATCGCTATACATTCTATTTACTCGGGCATTCCATGCGCTAATCATTTTATTTAATTCTTTTCTTGTATAATGAAATTCAGTTGTTTCGCCAGAATCTAAATACCAAAATTCTACAAAAACTTCATCTATATCTTCATTAAGTATTAATAATGCCATTGAATAAGCATGGCCTTGTTCCATATGTTCAGGGTATTTTTTGCCTGTTTTATAATCTATGACAGTTAACACTTCTCCAAAGTGTGCAAAGTCTGCAAAGCCTATAAAGTAATCTGTTTTAAATTTACTAGAAGGTTCATGTGCAGAAGTAAATGAAATATCAGGTTCACAAAATCCTACTCCTTTTTTAAATTCTTTTTTAAGTACTTTAAACTCACTAGCAAAGTTTTCTAATTCTTTAGGCATTCCTTTAATATCACCTATTACATAATTTTCTGCTTTCTTATGAATATCTAACCCTCGTTCTAAAGCAGGGCTTGAACTACGCGGTTTCTTTAGCACATAGAACCATTCATATTGTGCAGGGCATTTTAAGTACATTGATACGCGACTATAAGACCATTTTTTAGTTTTCATATAGCACCATAGCCTGTGAATATAAAGTTACTTCTACGTAATCTCCTGTGTTAGAATTTTCACAATTAGTTATACAAGTTGATAAGCTACCTAATGGCTGCCAACCATTGCGTATACCTTCTTTAACATTTTCTACTATTTGAAAATGGTTTATATTAGTTATTATTTCATAATTAACTATAGTTTTCATTTCACTACCTCAAGTTTAATTTTCTTAGAATCTTTTATTAATTGGTCTAACAATATACTAGCAGTATAATTTATAGAATCATTACTGCCTTCTAAATAAGCTATAGCTTCTAAACTGCTAGGTTCAGTAATAATTATATTAACATAGTTAGGCGAAGCGCTTAGATATAATCCTCTATTTTGTTTTATACAAAGTTCAGTTAGTTTTTCAAAGTTTGTTAGTTTCAATGCATTGTCTCCACTTCATTTTTAAAGAATTCATAGCTGATAGTTGTGTTATTATATTTCTTATCTAATGTGACTAATAAGCTATCAGAATAAGTATCTAGTACAGTACCTTTATCACCTACTTTATATAAATTTAATTCGCTTTCATCATTTATTTTTATCCTAACTCTCATAATACACCCATTGCCATTAATTTTTGCTTAGTATCTTTACCATATAAATTATGAACTACTAAACCTAATGAACAATACTGATTAATTATATTATTATTTATATCATGGTTAGTAATTAAAGTTATGAATTGATAAGAGCCGCTACCTAAATAACGCATAGGCATCTGCCGAAGTTTTTTAATACCTTGTATATAACTTATTTCTTCTTTCATTGTCCTTGCTCCAATTTAATCATACTGCCCCATCGTTCACCTATCTTACCGTCAGTCAACATAGGCAAATCAAATAATTCATCATATTCCATTGCTTCTTTAAACGTTTTCATAATCTTTTTACTTTGCCGCTTTGCACCACTTAACATAAATTCATCATGTATCTGTAACATAATACGCGCATCCATTGCCGATTCTTTTAGTGCATCATCTATATTAAGTAATGCACGTTTAGAATGATCGGCTGCACTGCCTTGAATTAAAGTATTTAAACCTACATATTCTTTATCATCTTCAAAATCATACCACCGACCGCCTGCGGTTTTAAACATTTCACCTTTACGTGCCATTACTTGTAAATCTTCTTTAATCTGCCCTACTTCTGGTAATGCATCACTATGAAGTGCAAACACTTCTTTAGCTTCTTCTAATGATATTTTTGCATTATGCGCTAATGCTTTTGCACCGCCTCCATAAACGATTAAAAAGTTACAGCCTTTAACTACGATATGTTCTAAAATAATGCCTGATTGTTCAGCGATTAAATCACGAACAAAATCATGGCCTGATAGATTATTATTGTTCTGATAAGCAATTAATAAACCACCATCTGTAAAGTGTGCGAGTATTCTAATTTCTTGTTGACAAAAATCACGGTTATATAATTGATGTGATTTTTTATCCGCTACTATATAGTTTCTTAAAAACGGCATACCTTTAAATACTTCATTAGGTTTTCTAGGTACTTGTTGAAAGTTAGAGCTAAATCGTCCTGTATAAGTACCTTTGTCATTTTCACCTTTTATAGTGTTGTACCACATAAAAAACTTGCCATTGTTTTCTAATGCGCTATCTAGCCAAGGCTGCATATACGTACCAATAAGTTTAGAATACTTACTGTATATTTCTAAGTTCTTTACTAACTTTTTATCTGTGCATACATTTATTAATGAATCAATAGATGTTTTCTTACTAGTACGTTCCCATTGATAAGTATTTTTATTAAAATTTGTATTGTATTCCCATTGCTTAACTAAGCCTTTCGATTCAAAAGCGGCTATTTTTTGTTCATGACTGTTTAAATTGATATCACCTAATGTTTTTTGTACTGCATTTTTTGCACGTTTTAACGTTTTCTTAGCTTTTTCTAAATCAGGTTCTAACGTTTTATAATCTACGTTTACGCCTTCACGTTCCATTTCTATTGTTTTTATAACACATCTTCTTTCTACGTCATACTGTTCTAACATACCCATTTTAAGAACGTGCTTATAAAATAACTTAATTAATTTTGTTGTCCTTTTAACATCACCTTTAGCATATCTCATAACTAGTTTCATTGGTGCATATGCAATAAAAGCGCCTGTTTTAGTAGGAGGTATTTTAAAATATCCTTTGGGCTTTTTACGATCTATTACTATTTCACCTTGCCCACTTTTTTCACTTGTGAAAACGTTATCTATAATCCAATTTTTTAATTTAGTTTGTTCGTCAGGTGGCATATTTAAATACTTATCTGATAACGGTTTTAAACTTAAGCTTTGTTCTCGTGGATTATGTAAAAAAGCTAATAGCATTGAATCTTCCCAACCATTAGGCGGTGTTAATGGCAGCTCGAAAAACTTTTCAGCAACTTCTAAATCGAATTTTCCATTATGACAGCCAATACGATAATTGCGGTATAACTCTTTTAATTTCTTTTTAGCTTGTGCAAATGTACAATTGTTTTCATCTAAATGACCCCATGACATATAGTAAGGCGCTTTATTAGGTTCTTCTATTGCCAAGCCTACTGGCTTTGGTGGGTAGTGTGCAGGACGTTTACCAATGCCTAATGTTTCAAAATCTATAACTGCTAATGGTTTCATTTATCCTAGCCTTTTAATAGTAGCGGTAAATCTTTATAGCCGCGCGTTTTGTTATTATTTAATCTATCAACTGTTTTTATAATTTTCTTTGTTAAATTTTCTAAATCAATTTCTTTAGAAACTTTGCAAGCACTATAAACTTTATTATTACAAGTGATTGTGTAACTATAAAAATTACCATCGTCTATAATACTTTCTACTTGATATAAATTTTTCATTTTATTTTCCCTTTTATATGAGCGGGTGAGTGGATGGATTTGAACCATCGACATAGAGGTACTTGCATATACCTTTTTCTATACTAGAATCTAGCGCGTTTAACCTGACTCCGCCACACTCACCATAAATTTTTACTTTGTAAAAAACACTTAATAAAATGCCTTTTAAAAAGCCCACTAGCCAAAATAAAAAGCTAGTGGGAATGCTCAACTAAGAGCTAGGGAACTTACCTAACTAAATTTACTACGTTTCTTTTTACTTGCTTTTTTCTTAGATGTTTTCTTTTTACCTTTTTTTGGTGCTGTATAGTTACTAATATCATAAGGCTGTTCTAATAGTTTAGTTGCTTCGTCTAAAGTATTAGCCATTGCTTGCAATGTTTTTTCATTTGTAATTTCATTTACGAAGTCAAAGATGATAGGCGGTATACCTGAACCTACGTGCTCTTCATCAAAATGAATATTTACAGCGCATTGCATAACGTGCAAGCCTTGAGTTTCTACGGTATTTACAAAGCCTTTCCAGTTCTTTAATGATGTAGGGGGTATGTTTAGAATCTTTAATTCTACTTTGCCGCTTTCACCTTCTACGACTAATGCTAATCGACGTTTATCAGCACAAGCTTTGCCTTCACCTCTACCTGATCCCCATTCGTTAAATTCACAGCCTGCACACATGCCTTCATCACCACCTTGTAGATTAGGTGATATGCTATCAGGTGTAAGTTCATCTTCTGAATAGCCGATAGCAAAACAAGCAGGGGAAGTTTTAGCGCCTTCAACATAATCATTATCATAATATACTTTTTCAAGTACATAGCCTACGATAACACAGTCTAATTCACGGCCAAGCACTGCACCACCTAAACTAAACTTACCACCTTTAATAGAAATGTAGTCACCTATTAATGCTTTTTCTTTAGGAACTTTGCCTGTTTTCGCATGTTGTGCAAGTTGTTGTTGCCAAGGTAGTGCTAATGCTTTACCTGTTTTTTTCTTACTTACTTTTTTCTTTGCAGCCATTTTAATTACTCCTTATTTAATAATGCGGTATCATTAGATACTGCAATAGATGCTTTTAAGAATACAGAGAATGCAACTCGCGCTTCTTTCGCATCAAAATCTTGTATCTTATTAGCTTTAGTCATTTCATCTTTAACAATTTTAGCATTAAGTTTCATAATTGCTTTATTGTCTTTAATGCGTTCTTTTACTGCTTTTGGATCGACTTTACGTGCCATTTTTACTACTCCTATGTAGTTGTTATTAAATTAAGGGCGAAAATTACGTCTTACTACGGGTTCATATAAACATATTTGGCCGTTAGCTGTTTCTAATCGTCTTGCTAATATGTGAACTAAGTATTCCATGCCTTCTAATTCATCGTCTGGTTTTAAGAAGGTGCAAACTTGTGTTAATTCAGAATCGGTTAAGTTATCTAATATTGCTTTGTTGAATGTTTTAATCATTTTTTACCTTCTTTTAACTTTAGTAGGTTTTTATTACGTGAAATATTGTCATCTTCTCTTAATTTATATGCTAATTCATCAGGCATTTTAAAAACTACGGTAGTATACATTCCAACAACATCCATAACTATTACATGTTCAGCTAGACCTAGTTTATTGATTGTAATTGCCGATTCGTGTAAGTTACCGCCGTAAGTTTGAGTATATAGTTTCATCTTTTAACACCTTTAGTCAGTGATTTTTTAGTAAACGGTTTAATGAAGGTAAACTTAGTGCCTGCTTCTATCATTTCTCTATATGCACCTTGTGATAATCGCAAGTCTAAAAGCTGCATAGCATCTTTATCTTGTGCGTATTTTAAAAGCTTGGGCTTATCTTTTGCAGCGATATTACCCATAACCGTTTCAGAGATATTAACGCTACCTAGCGCTACTTTTGTGCCTGTTTGCTTTTCAGCTTCAAGCATTTTAATTATTTCTTTTTCAAGTTCAGAAGCTTGTGATTTTAAATCAGTTACTTTTTTATTTTCTTCTGCAATCTTAGTTTTAAGTTTTAAATACTTTGTTACTACTGTTCCAATTTTATTAGCCATTTTAATTCTCCTAGCCTATTAAAAGTTTGCCTGCCCGAAGGCAGGGCTTTGTTATTTTACTAATGTGCAGCCTTTATTATCACTGTTATTTTTAAAATCATATAACGTGACATCACTATTATACCCACCACCGCAATTAACGGTAACTGACTTAAATAAGTCAGGGCTTTGGTTTTTATCAGCATGAGCAATTAAAAAGCCCATACTCATTAAAATGCCCGCTGGTGGGATAGTAGGCAAAGACATTGAAGAAGCTGCATTAGCAACCCCTACCGATACCATCATAATTAAACCTAATATTGCTTTTTTCATTTTACTTTCTCCTTTGGCTGCCTGTTATTTTGTTTTAGCTAACAGGCTTGGCTAATTTTATTTACTATCTTTTAACGTTCTTAATTCTAAACAAATTAATTTATATAGTTCAGTATCTTTAGTGATGAATAAAAAATGCTGAAGTTTTAGTATTACTTTATCCATTTTCCTAACCCCACTTATGAAATGGGTTACTAATACAGAATACTTTTCCTGCTACTCTAATAAATATAGCAAACAATCTGCCGTTTGGTCTGTAAAAATTAATATTTATAAAATTACTATTCATTTTAATTCTCCTAGCCGTTGTTGTTTAAAATATGTTTATTATAACCTAATTAATTATTAAATGTAAAGTTATTTATTAATTAAATGCATCTCACCTTTATAAACTTCTTTGTCTGGTGCGGCATTAGTTTTTACTGATATAATCTTAATTCCTCTATACCCTTCTTCTAACCATTGTTCGCGCTCTGCTTCAATTTCGTCTGCACAATCTTGACGAACAAAGCTGCCGTATAGCTCTACTTGTTCTTCATCAATATCTGCTACTACTCTATAATATGTGTTCATGTTCCTAGCCTTTTGTTTGTTTCGATGTCTTTATTATACACTAATTAACTATTAAATATACATTTAATTAACAATTATTTGATTTAATTTTGAAGTGCTTAAAAATTGTACAATAATTAACCAAAAACTATTAAATTAATGCTTTACTTTTATAGGATACGCTTTTAAACGTGTCTAGGGCGCGATAATTCAAGCTATATAATCGTATTAACTACTAGTAGAAAACGTCTAGGAAACGTTGTAATAAAGTGTACTATTTAACTATATTATAAAATGCTAATAAACAATAATCCTAAAGCACACATGTTAATAGCAGTATAAGAAACTGTTAATATAGGAATTTCAAGTTCTGATAATGTCTTATTTCCAAATTGTAAATAAATAAAAGTAATGTTTAAAATCATAACTATTATAAAAATATATTCTGGCTTCATTTTATATCTCCTTTAAACTTACGTTTTTTAGTTGCGTCGAATAATGCTATTTTAGATTTATCAAAATGTTCCTGCTTCTCTTTATGTGATGCTTTATCCCATTTATCTAAATTTCTTAACGCTCTTACTCGTTGTGTGCCTTGTGATGTGTTAATAATCGTAATAGCGATATCACCGTATACTTTATTAAGTGCTTTACCCATTGCGGTGTTAGATACGTTCGCTTTAGGGTTTAATCTTTGATATAGATTAATAACTTGAGTTGTTGTAAATAAGTCGCGGTCTATTTTTGCACCGTCTATTGATAATGAATAATCAGGATTATCTTTTACATGTGTTAGCCAACGTTCTATGTCCGTTAACGAATGGTCGATTAAATCAGATTTAGCTTGTGTCATTGGTGGCCTAGCTCGATGGTCAAAGCCTTTCGATATTTTATGTTCATAAGCGAAGTAATGTAATAGATGTGATGTGCCTTTACCTTTTCTGAATGCTTCTAATGCAATACCTTCTTTTAATGTTAAACCATTTTCTTTTTTAATACTGTGCACAAAAGCGCGTCTATCGTCAGGTTCTAAAAACCATGCATCTACATGATTTGATGTTAGTAAATAGTTAATACAATCAGGTATTTTATAAGTAGGCGCATATTTTTTATTTATCCATATATCTTCTTGCGTCACAATGTTTTTTATAAAATCAGAATCACTGCGGCTATCTTTACCTGATACTTCATCCCCTAGAATAAATTGTTTATTAATAGACCATTCATTAAATGGTGCGTGTAGTTGTTTATCTGTTATTACACCAAAGTTATTGCCGTACATTGCACCGACACATAAGCCTAGTGAAGATTTTCCTGTACCTTGATAGATTGATTGTAGTAATACTGCGCTTAACATTTTAGTAGCAGGATTCTGAATAGGGTATGCTACCCAATTTAAAAACCATGTTATTAACTTCTTATCGTTATTAAAGATTTTCTTAACTGCACTCATAAAAGGCTTAACACTTCCTTTTACTGGTTCGTGCGCCCAACCTTCCCATAAATTAAATTCATTGTCTTCTGTTATCTTAGGCTGTGCAGGTTTATATGTTAGTCTTTTATGTGAACGTCTATTGATACTTGTTATCCATTGCGCGGCTATGCTGATACGTTTACCATCATCTAATACCGTTCTATTAGCAAAAGTTGCTTTAACTAACGTTGAATCAGATACAAATAATTTAGCATTAAATATATAAAATTTACCAACTTCTTCTATATAAGCCACTTCACTATCTAGTTCATTTAGTGCTTCTATATTTTCAAACGATTCAACTTTTATTTTATCATAATCTTTTTTAGTCTTATCTAATAAGTAATCATCAAGACCAATTTTTTTATAAGGGTTAAACGGTAGCGGCTTATTAAATACTTTAGCTTCTTGATTATTTAATTCTAAAGCAAAAGCGCGAATAGCTTTCATTACATCTTCATTTGTTTTTGCATCGTTATCAAAACAAATATAAATTGTTCTGCCTTTAAATACGATTGATTTAAAATCATCTATTAATGCTTTGTTAAGTTTTTTAGATTTAAACGACCACACACCACCTAAGCCAATAGTAGGGATGCCTGCTTTACAAGCTGCATAGGCTTTCTTTTCTCCTTCAGTAAATGTTATTGCAATAGATGGATCTTTTAAAATCTTTTTCCAATTCATATTTGGGGGGAAGTACAGACGCGGTTCAGTGCCTTTAGGTTGTGAGTATTTTACTATTTTATTTTTCTGATTTCTTAATTCATCTAAAAATCTAAAACGTACTGATTCAGTTACTTTACCTTTATAATCAAAATACGGTAGTGCATAGCCAAGTGTTGAAAAGTTAGAATTTAAAATAGCTGCGGCTTCATCTTCATCACAGCAAATTAATTTCATTTTAGTAAAGTCTTTAGCATCTAAACCAGAACGCTTTAAATCTTCTAATGCTAATTGTTTTAATTCTTTTTTATTCATTCTATGCACTCACAAGTTATATCTAACATATAATAACTATCATTATAAGAATGCGAAAAATCTCTAATTTTAAAATTTAATGTAGACTTATTAAATTTGAACTTTTCACTTCTTAAAGCAATTACTTTATTATTTAAAAATATACTTGTTAGCTGTTCTACAAGTGTCTTTTTTATAGGAGTTTTAATTACTATACAAAAAGTAACTTCTAATTTAGATAGTGTGGTAATTTTGAAATGTGTATCTACTTCATACTCTATTAAATATGATTCAATAAATCTCTTATCATCTAGGTTTAAGTATGTAAAATCTTTAGGTGTCATGATATGCCTATGAATCTATTGCCCAAAAATTCATCGTCACATTCAATAGCATATAAATATTCTAATGGTCTTACTAATTTAGAGAAGGATCCTTTCTCAGTATCAAAAACACCTATCTCTAATTCACCATATCTAATACGCATTGTTTCAAGCTCTTTTATTAGTTGCGTTATATTCATCATGAAATACCTATGAATGGGCTATTCAATTCATCACGTTTATTACATTTTCTATTTTCTATATTTATATCTTTAGCAGGTAAGTAACAATCATATTCTTCTAAGTAATACCCTACTTCTAAGTCTCCATGTTGATGTATTAAAGCTTGTAAGTGGCTTAATAGTTCAGTTGCTTTCATTCTTTATTCTCCTTAACAAAGTTTCTAATTAATTCCCTAATAACTTTAGAACGATTGTTAGATGATATTTGATAAACTTCTATTTCACCGCGATTAAACTTTTCAATATCTAAAATATTTTTATTTACAATAGCAGAATCAAAACTTTCTAAAAGACTTTCTTCTATTGCGATTTCTAATCGTTTATTTCTGAATGCCATTTTGAATCTCCATATTATCTATCATTTCCTTGTATTGAAGTATTATTTCCTCACTCATATAACTACTAGCGATATTCGTTAAAGCTATAACGAATAGTAGAGTGAATGCGAAATTAGAATTAACGTTAATATATAGCCACCATATTAAAACGATATTGTATATCTGAAATAATAAATAAATTCTTTTCTTTTTCATTTTATACCTAGCCTTATAATAATTTGGGCGAACAATTGCCAACGATGCATCTATCTAAACGGCTAGGAAAAGGAAGGGATGCATTTTTTAATGTCGGCAATTGTTCATAGAGTTTTAACAATTTCCTAGCCTGTGCTAAATATATACTCATTAAAAAGTGTTGTAAACCTCTATTTTTTGATGATTTTAGGGTAAAAACGATTAATTTTTAATGATTTTCGTTAAAAAACGATTAAAAACAGCTTAATTTTAGTCGTAAAAATAGCGAAAAAAGCACTGTTTTTTGTATATCTAAAAACTCTAATATTGAAATTAATCAAAAATGGTCATTTTTGAAATTTATTACACGTTTATTACACGTTTTATACACGTTTTGAAATTGATATTTTTTAATGTAATCAACGGCTTATAATTAATTACACGAATTACACGTTTTCGGGCACAAACTCTTTATATAACTTACGTAAGGAATATATATATATTTTTATTAAAAAACCTGTAATACCTGTAATTATCTTATAACTTATTGATTTTAAAAAGGAATTTTAATTACACATAACCTGTAATACGTGTAATAACGTGTAATTCTTATACTTATCAATAACTTAACTATTTTTAGCGGCGTTTATGGTGTTTTTAGGCATTAACGGTTTCGATAAGTGGCTGAATGCACTATAATTAATAACAATGTTGTGCTAATGGGTTTGGGTGTAAAGTTTTGGCTACTAAAGAAAAAAAGAAAACTCCTATTAAGAAGAAAGCGAAAAAGATTCCGCGCAATAGTTCTTCCATTGCAGCACAAAATAGACGCGCACGATTAGAAGCTTTAATAGATGAAGCAACGGCACGACAATATCTAAGGCAGATAGAAGCCGTAGTAGTTGATTCAATAAGACTTAAAAAAACAATTGATGCAGCAAAACTTAAAAGTGATGTAATAAAAAAAGCTTTAGGTTTATTTGATTTCACAAATGATAAAAATTTAACTAAGAAACAATTTAGAGAAAGTTTAGCTATTGCAATAGATGATATTATAAGAATGCAACAAAGCGAATTAAGCACAGTCGTTATAAAAGCAGAAACACAAAACAAATTAAACACGACAATACTAAATGCAAACTTTAAACGATTAAATAAAGTTTTCCCTGACGTTAAATCCGTTGAGTTAAAAGACCAAGACGGTGAAAACCCATTTAATAAATTAGCTGAAGCATTAACAGAGGCCGCTAAATCTTGAGCGCAGTCTTAGACACTGTTCAAGTTATGGCTGATTCAGTTCATCAATCGCGTTTAAGTGGTGAATGGTTTATTAAAAATATTCTTAGGCAGTTAGATGAATGCGACCCTTGGCAAATAGAAGTCGTTGAAGCGGTTCTGGATGTTTGGCGCAAAGAAAATGGGTATCCTACGAAGTTTAACCATGAAGGTTTAAACCGCATAACTATTGTTAGTTGTCATGGTACAGGTAAAACGCATGTACTGGCATTAGTGCTTCATGTTTGGAATTATTGTTTTTATGGTTTAGTTGTTGGCACCGCACCAAAGCAAGATCAAATTAAAACACGCTTTATGCCACGTTATAGAAAAATACGCAGTGCATCACCAGAAGCCTATCAAAAACTTTCTAAAGTCGATACATTAAAAATTTCTAAATATGGTGTTGGTGGATGGGATGCTGATTGGGGGTATGTTGGTGAAACGGCTACTGATCCTGATAATATGTCAGGCTATCACGATACACCACAACTTGTTTTAGTTGATGAAGCAAGCGCTAAAGGTTTAGATCCAATGTTCCCAGTTGTTGAAGGTGCAATTACAACTAAAGGTTCTATGATTGTTCAGATAGGAAATCCTACACGCTCACAGGGGGAATTTTGGGCAAGTCATAATAAAAAAGGTACTAAAGAATTATATTATCGAATGCATGTTAAACCTTCTGATTCACGTTATATAACGCAAGAATGGTTAGACAACATGAAGATTAAATATGGTGAACAATCACCTGTTTATCAAGTGCGTGGATTAGGAAACTTTGTAGAACAAGATGAAAACCAATTAATTGCTTTATCATGGGTAGAAGAAGCTAGGCATGAATGGGAATCAGACGGTTCAATACCTACTCTAAAAATATCGGCTGATATAGCAGATGGTGGTGAAGATGAAACGGTTATTACAGTAGCACTTGAATATGATACCTTTACAGTTTTAAAATCAATACATCGTTTTTCATTCCCTCCTTCTAAGTCAGTTATTTTGGCAGCAGAAGCGGTAATGAGAATAGCAGAAGCTAATAACTATTCTGCTACTAATGGTGATTTACTTATAGTTGATGGTATTGGAGTAGGTTCAGGTACAGCAGGCTATTTACTAAAACAAAATAAATACAATGTTATTATTTTTAAAGCAGGCTCTACTGAAAATGTAGACACTAAGAAATGGCGTAATCAGCGTGTACGTACAGCTATGGTTTTTAGAGACGGTTTAAGAGATGAAACTATTATTATTGATCCTAATTTTTGCAGTGAATTAGATTGGGATGATTTTACAGCACAAGTATGTAGTATTAAAACTAAAAATGATGACGAACGCATAGAAGATTTAGTTAGTAAAAAAGATATGAAACGTGAAGGTATTAAATCACCTGATATGTTTGATAGCCCTAGTATGGCCTTTGCAAACCAAGCACCTCAACTATCACAAAGCTCTTCTTTGGAAGTTATAGGTGAAATGGAGACAGTTAATGCAGTTTGGTAATTTTGAGTTTAATTTTAAAAAGAAAGCGGCCGCAGAAGCGGTTAATCCATCCACTGTAAGTTCTGTAATTTCAGAATCTTCTTTATATACTTCAAACGATTTTAGAAAGTATAACCCTGATGATCTAATAGGTCGGCAAGGTTATAAAGTTTATAAGCGTATGATGAATGATGAACAGATTAAAGCGGCTGTTAGATTCAGACGTAATTCAGTTACATCTCGTGGATGGGCTTTTAAGTTTGAAGATGCTGAAGAATTAAGTAATGAAGAAAAAGAAAAGCGTATTAATGTATTAACTAAATCTTTAACTTCAATGAAAGGTAATTTACGCGGTGCGCTCAATGGTATTATGTCTTCTATGTACCATGGCTTTTCATTAAGTGAGAAAACATTTAAATCATTCAATTATAAAGGTACTCCTTATTGGGGTGTTCAATCAATACATTTAAAGCCCTTTGAAAGTTTCCATTTTAATTCTAATTCGTTTGGTGATTTAGAATCTATTACACAGGTGATAGGCCAAGAAACGGTAAACGTTGATCAAAATAAAATGATTCACCATGTGCATAATCCAGAAGTAGATTTATACTTTGGTCAATCAGAACTACGTGAAGCCTATCGTGCATACTATTCTAAAGACGTAATTATTAAGTTAGAGAATATATTTTTAGAACGTAGTGCAGGCGGTTTTATTTGGGCGCAGCCTAAAACAGAGTCTACAATAAGTTCAGGTAGTGTTCAGGAAACTAATTTAAAAAGCGTATTAAAACGTATTCAAACTATCACATCTATTTTATTACCTAAAGATGTAGACTTACATGTCGAAATGCCTAAAGATACACAAGCATTTGATAGAGCAATTGCAAAACATAATAAAGCATTATCTAAAGCATTATTAATGCCTTCATTATTAGGCTTATCAGAACAAGGCAACGTAGGAAGCAACGCACAAAGCCAAACACAATTAGAATCCTTTTTATGGATGCTTGATAGTGAAGCAGAAGATTTAGCAGAAACAATTAATGAACAATTAATACAAGACTTAGGAGATTTTAATTTTGGGGATGATATTTATCCCACATTTTATTTTAAACCGTTATCGAATGCAGAGTTAGTTAAAACAATTGATAACTGGACTAAGTTAGTAGAAAAGAATGCAGTCGTGCCAACAGAATCAGATGAAGAATATTGGCGCGAAGCTCTTGAACTTCCTGAGAAGGGGGAACCTATTCAGACTGTTCCAAGTGAATCAGATGCCATAGGTAGTGGCGCGAATGTCGAAGACACATTGCCTATTAAACCAACTGATGATATTAAAACTTTGGATAGTGATCGCCCCTCTCAGGAACCTAAAAAAGAAAAGGCTAAAATGTCGCGTGATACTATGCTATTTAGCAGAGCGGTTAAACGTGTAGACTTTTCTCAAATAGATAGAAGCTCTGGTATAGCCGAATACCAAGGTGAAGTACATCTAGCAAATATAATGCAAGACATCGTTGAATGGTCTTCTAATGAAATAAGAACAGAGTATTATAATTTATTAACAACACCTTCAGAGGTTAAGAAGTTTAAATTTAAGCCTGAATTTAAAGCAGACTTGAAAAAAGTATCTAAGCGTATTCTTGTTAATGGTTGGCGTATAGGCATGGATAACGGCAAGCAAGAATTAGCTAAAGCAGATAGTTTAAGAATGTCTAAGCTTAATTTTGCAGCACTAACAGAACAAGCGGCAAAAGAATACTTTGAAGCTAAAGCATTCACAATGGCAGGCAAACTATCAGACGATGCATTAGCTATTATTAAAAATGAATTAATGGTAGGTATTAAATATAGTAAAACGACTGACGATGTAATTGAATCAGTTTATACAGCGTTTGGTAAAGCAGGTTTACTAACTCGTGAAGTATTAGAAGAACTATTAGGTGAAGCGTTAAATGTTAAAACACCTACAGCACGATTAAAAACAGTAGTAAGAACGAATCTTTTTGAAGCAGTGAATGAAGCACGTTTTTCTTTATTCACAGGTAAAGACGTTCAAGGCTTTGTTACTAAATTAGAATACAGTGCAATATTAGATAGTCGTACTACTGATATATGTAAAGCGCTTGATGATAAAGTGTTATTAGCTGATGCAAGTGAGTGGGATAAGTACAGACCGCCTAACCATTTCAATTGCCGTTCTTTATTAATACCAGTAACAGAAGCAGACGATGCAAAAGTTAAGTTGTTTCCTAAAAGTGTTTTAGATGGTGAAATACAACCTTTGGATGGATTTAAATAATGAGTTTACACACAATTGATAAAGTAGAAGTTTTTGCTACAGGTACTTGGCATGGTATTAAATTTACAGAACGCGATTTAGACAAAATAGTAGAAGCGTTTAATGTTACTAAAGATAAGTATAAAGCACCTTTAAAGCTAGGGCATAATGACGAACAAGCGTTAGCAGATGGTGCTTTGTCACTAGGTTGGGTAGAATCAATCTGGAAAGAAGTCGGTGCAGATGGTGGTATTAAGCTAATGGCTAAATTCATTGATGTGCCTAAAGTTATATTTGAAGCAGTTGAAAAGAAACTATTCAAACAAATTTCTATTGAGCTATATAAAAATGTATCGTTTAATAAGAAAGTTTTTAATTTTGTACTTTCTGGAGTAGCTATTTTAGGTTCCTACTTACCAGAAGTAACAACCCTAGCTGATATATCGCACTACTTTAAGCGTGAAGGATTCGGTACTTCCGAACTGTTATGTTTTAGTGCATTAGATCAAAACGGTAATTTAATCAAGGAGGCATGTGAAATGTCAATTACTAAAGAAGAATTAACCGCACAACTTGCGGCACAAAAAGCAGAGTTAGAACTTAAGTTTTCTAAAGATGATAAAACATCACAATTAGAAACGCAGCTTGAAGAAGCTAAAGCAAAAGTTCTAGCATTCACTAAAAAAGAAGAAGATGAAGCTAAAAAAGCTGAAGCAGATAAAATTGAATTTTCTCGTAAAGCAGTAACCGAGTTATTAGATAAATCTGTTACAGATATGTTAATCACACCTGCACAAAAAGAAACATTTTCTAAATTGTTAGGTGTAGATACTGATTCAATTGCTAATGTAGACATTGAAGATGTTAAAGCATTAATCGGTGATGAAAAAGCTTCATTCTCTAAAGATTCAACAAAGAATGATAAAGATAAAACTGGAGCCACAGAAATGACAGCAGGCGAAGAACTAAACTTCAAAGTTCAGGAGTATATGGATAGCCATGAAAAAGTTACCTATACAACTGCATTAGAACGTGTAATGGAACGTAATATTGAACTTGCTAAAGAACATATTAACGCAACAGCAGGAGAAGAATAATGTCTATTTCAAATAAAACAATTGACTACCCAATAGTCGCAGGAGAAGATTTATCTTCTTTTCAATATCATGTAATTGAGTTAGATGGTACGTTAGCTAATTCAGCTAATGCAGCAATTGGTTCTATTACTAATAAGCCTCAAAATGGTGAAGGCGTTCAAGCAGCAGCTATCGGCATGATGAAAGTTAAAGCAGGCGCAGCAGTTGCAGCTAAAGCATTAGTTACTGTTACTACTTCTGGTTGGTGTATTACTGCTACTTCAGGCACTACTATCATCGGTAAGAATACTAATACAGCGGTAGCGAGTGGTGAAACATTCCCTATGTACGGTAATTTCTTCAATGGCCGTGCGGCTACATAAGGAGTATTAAAATGAAAAATGAATTATTAAAAGTAAACTTTGCCGCAGTAGGTAAAGACATTCACATTGACGTACCATTATCTAATGTGGCAATTGATTTTACACCTACTGGAATGATTGCAGATATGATTGCACCAGTTGTCGGTGTTCCTAATATCAGTGGTTCTTTTCCAACTTTCGATCGTGCTGATACTTTCCGAGTTGATAACACTGCGCGCGCACAAGGTACAGAAGCGAATCGTGTTAGTCGTAATGTGTCAAGTGATAACTTCTTGTGTAAAAACTATGCATTAATGGACGGTGTAACAATTGAAAATCGTTATAACGCTGATCCAATTTATGTTCAGAAGTTATTTAATGGTGGTGTTCAGTTCGTTAAAACTAAGTTAATGTTAGATTGGGAA